GAAATAAAAATACCATGTCAGTCTTGCGGCACGGAGGTACCGCTTCCGCTAACTTTAGCGGAGTTGTTTCGCTAACGAGATTGATTATGAACTGCTTATGGATATGCAGGATTTATTAACCCAAACATATCCAGGGTGGACATTAGAAGAGATACGTAAACTCAGTATGAGGGAGCGTATTAATTGGCTAGATAGAGCTTCGGCTAGGATAAGGCGGTGATGTAAATGGCAGCAGGCACAACAGGCAATAACTTTAGTGCGCCTTCTGATGGCGAACCTAATGCTTTTTCATCTATGTCTGATCAAGTAGATTTTGATGGGCTTCCTAAAAACTTTATTAAGTACTTTAAAGAAGCTAAAAAACTTGTAGATGAAATGGTTGACACATGGTCTAAGGCCATTAAGGAAACCGAAGCTGCTACAGGAAAAGCTTCTGCTGGTAGGCCTGGTGCTGGACGTCTTGGTCTTGGTGAATTTACTCGTGCTGAGAAGGTTGGCATAGGCCTTGGCCTTGCAACATTTGGTGGGGCAATCTATTCTTCTATGGCGCCTAATACTATGGCTGCTGTTACTCAGAGAATGGGCGCTGACACATACGCTGGTCTTAGTGGTATGTCTTCTCGTCAAGCAATTCTTCAGGCTAACCGTCAAGTAGGCGGTGGAGCAACAAGCGCTATGGGCCCAACCATGGCTGCTATGAATTTGATGTATCAAGGTGGTTATACAGCTAGTTCATTGAGCTCTAAAAATGTTATGGGACAAATTGCTGGCATGAGTGCTATGTCTGGCATGAGCAATGAGCAGGCTGCAGGCAGTATGGCTGCCATGAATGGCATGAGCTTCCTACGTGCCGGTATTCAAATTCGTGACCGACAAGGAAATCTAAAGCCACCTAACCAAATTATTAATGATGTATATAGCTTTTTGTATCGTGGTCAAAAGATTACCAAGCAACAAGCGGCTTTAGTTCTTAACCCTGGAAGTAAAGGCTACGCAACAATCCAACAGATTACTGGTGGAGATCAGCAATTAATGCAGATGATTCAATCAGGTATTATTGCTCGTGCTAGTGCGGGTAGCGATAAAAACTTTAGCTCTGCTATGAATAGCAAAGATCCAAATCAGATGCTCAACCTTATGGGCGTGGATCAAAGCAGCCCACTTCGTGCTAACTTCCGATATAACTCTAGTGAGAATAGAAAACTTGCCTCAACTGAACAAGGTTTAGTTGGTGGTTATGATGCATCTCTTCGTACAGCTGCATCTCTTAACGATGCCTACAGCAAGATGGCTGATATTCTTGGCCCCGTTAATGATGGGTTAATGACCCTTAAAGGAATTTTACAAACCTTCCCTAACGCTGGTGGTATGGGTGGAACAGTTTCAGGTTTAGCTAGTGGGGCTGCAGGAATTGGTAAATCATATTTAGAGTATAGATTGCTATCTAAAATTCTTGGTGGTGGTAAGGCTGCAGGACTTCTTGGTAAAGCTGGAGGTTTATCCGGTCTTTTAGAAGCAGGCGGTTTAGCAGGCGGATTAAAGATGCTTGGCGGCTCGTTATTAAAGGGCGGCTTAATAGTTGGCGGAACTCAAATTGCTGGAAGCCTGATTAAAGGAAATTCATCTAAAGGTAGCTTCCGATCACGTGCCGGTAACGCAGCAAAATGGGCCGGTATTATGGCGGCTATTCCAGGACTAGGTGAAACTATTCTTCCAGAACTTATTGCTGGTGGAATTGGTTACGCAACTGGTGGTCCTCATGATCACGGTAATTTAGGAACCGGTGCTTCCGGTGGAACTTCTAGTTCCGCTTTCTTTAGCCCAGTGCCTAAAGGCATCCCAATTACATCGCCATTTGGACCAAGAGATAACTCTGCCCACCCACAAATTTCTTCTAACCACAAGGGTATGGACTTTGGTACTCCTGTAGGAAGTGCTCTTACTGCTGTCACAGACGGTACTGTAAGCTTTTTAGGTAATGAAGCCAAGGGTTATGGTAACTGGATTGAAGTAAAACATGATGACGGAACGGCATCTCGTTATGCCCACATGTCTCAAGTAAATGTTTCAAGAGGACAAAAGGTAAAGCCTGGACAAGTTGTAGGTAAGTCTGGAGGTAAAGCCGGTGCCGTTGGGTCAGGTAACTCTACTGGTCCGCACCTTCACTTTGAAATTTTAGATGAAAAAGGTGTTAAGGTAAACCCTGCTCCTTATCTAAGCGGTGCCCCAGCATCACCTATTGGATCTGGAGTTACAGCCTCTGCAGTAGCAGGGCCTAGAGCTATTTCTGGCCAAAGCATGTCTGTAGCTAAGTCTGTTACTTCTGGTTTAAAGGGCGGAGTACACTCAACTAAGTCTATTACAAGCCTAACAAGTCCAAGCTTAAGTGCTTCATTAACTAGCTCTGGATTTAATGAGGATGTTGGTGGACCAATTAGTGAGATGAACTTTGGTTCTTCTGTTGGAACACATAACTCTGGTGGAAAAAGCCATGTAATTAATTTAAATATGAAAGTACATATTGCTCAAGCAAGTGTTATGGAAACACAACGTATGGTTAAAGAAATTGGAAAACAACTTACTTCTAGTAAGGTTCTAGATGTATTAGGAAAGGCGTTGTAATGTCTAATTACTTTGCAAACGTTAGAGTTTTTGTAGGAGATCAAAATAGTGGTACCTTGTTAAGCACTACTACTCCTGCTTCAAAAAATCCAATAACTACCTATAACGGTAACTATATTTGGTACTACGTAGCTGTTTATAAAACTAGTAGGACTTTTGATCAGTTTAAGACAACAGGACCAAACTCTAGTGATACTCAGCTGTCGCAAAGTAAGATAAGAGTAGACAGCCTATCAACTAACTCTACTAATACTAATATTAAAAAGGGTTCTCTTATTGAAAGAAATAACTTTGTAGAGTTTACAATCGTTCACTCTACTGGTACAGAATCTGGCACAGTCTCTTGTAAGCCTACCTTTAAAGTTTATCAGAGTGATGAAGGCCCAAACGATGTAGAAGTTACAAACGTTAGGTGGGCATGGGGATCACCATATACAACCCCTATGACTATTAATTTTACAACCAAGAAAACTCAGCCTACTTTTCCTACAGATAACATCTATACAAATATTAAATTTGTAGCTGGAACTATGCAGATTTTTGATTACTTTTACGACAAGTGTACTTCTGCCTGGGCTGTTCTAGTTAAGTATACTCCTGCATCTTCTGCTACATACTCAACTCTATGGTTATTTGACCTTAACGGTAATAACCCTAGACACAATATTAAGTCAGATACTATGGCTAGCAAGACAGCTAAAGAAAAATTAGACTTTACAAAGAGTGAAACAGCCGAATACGTTAAGTATAAAAAAGGTGTTTATTGCGGAGATACTACAGTACAACAGTCAGATAAATCAGTTCCCGATGCTAAAAATACAGCCCTGCATTGGAATCCCCCAACTCACTGGGATGCTCGACGCAGATCTCATGCACATAGAATAGCTTATGAGCCAATGCTGGATGCGGATGGAAATGTTATTGGGCAGATTGATGATTTAAAAATTCCTGATGCATTTACAAAAACTGATGTGAATCTTGGTAAGATCTATCAGGACATCAATGGTGCAAAAACACTAAACTTTAACCCAAGTAAACTATCAGATACCGTTGGAACCTATGCTGCTGGTCACCGTTGGGGTTTTAGATTTATGTATAACCCAACAACAGTTACCTATAGTACAGCATCTAACAATTCGGTAGACTGGACACTAGGTCAATCTGACCCTGCAACTTTACTTGCTGGTAATCAAAACGTTACAATTGAACTGTATCTCAATAGAATTCCTGACATGAACTACTTAAGAATGTCTACTCCTAGAGTTCCAGAAAAACAAGTTTATGGAAGAGCTTTAGACCCTATCGAAAGAGAAGGAATTTTAAATCGTGGTACAGAATACGATATTGAATTTCTTTACAGGGTATTAAATGGTGATCCTTTAAAAAACTCATTGCTTTTAAGCCCTAATTATAAAGGAGCTACAGCCGATTTTGGATACACCACAGGTGTTCCTTGCTGGCTTCAGCTAAACGAAAACTTAGCTTATTTTGGTTCAGTAGCAAGCTTTAACGTAAACCACGCAATGTTTACAGAAAATATGGTACCTATGTTAAGTACGGTATCTATTACATTCTCTCGTTACCCAGCTCTTTGGGATGCCGAGGCTCAGAAAGCATTTGGAACTGGCCTTAACGCAACAAACCTTCGTGGTTACCTTAAGAGTACAACTTCAACGTCAGGAAACCCACCAGCATGATAGAAAGAGTATCTAGATATTACACTGGGCCATTAGCTCAGACAGAGCACAAGTATACTGGCGACTATATCATCTCAGTCTTTAGACGTTTTCCAGACTCAGTTAGCACAAACTATATTTCGTATACCTGGAAAGAAGGAGATTCCCTTTCTAATCTTTCTGAAACTTTTGGTATAGGTGCTAAGTATTGGTGGGAAATTATGGAGATTAATCCTGAGATTGCTGACCCATTTGATATTGCTCCCGGAACAATTTTGAGGGTACCTTATGGCAACTAATGGTAGTCCTTCACATCAAAATTTTGTCTGGGGTTCTAACGCAAAGGATAGTAACTTTGCTGCAGGTTTTCCAAAGTCTCCTGATATGGACTTACATTTAATTGGTGCTGAGTTGTACCAAAATCCTGAAGAACATGACCGCCTTGTGCTGCACTATAAAGGTAAGCCAGCTAACAAAAGGGAGGCCATATCTTCCGGCAACCCTGTAGTTTTTAACTACCGTTCAGGTAAGCTTAAGAAAAGTTGGAAAGGTTATGTAGCCCATGTCTACCAAGACAATAGTCATCAAGGCGGTAATACGGATATAGTATGCGTAGGAGCTTCTTGGGTATTAAAAAACACGGACCAAAAAATTTATGCAAAAAGTACTGCGGATCAAGTAGTAACAAAAATTTGTAAGAAGCATGGGTTCCAAGCCGTAACTCAAAGAGATCCTAGAGTTAGAGATCAAATTGTACAAGCAGGACAAAGCGATTGGCAGCTTTGCCGTCGCCTAGCTCAGCAAACTGGGTTTGCACTGCTTGCAGAAAATACAACTATTACCTTTGTTTCTAAAGATAAAATTTATCAAAGTAAGAAAAACTCTGCCCCATATTTTAACTATGTTGATGATGAGGTAGGTGGGGTAGTACCTAAAGAACTTCGTATGACTGGAACTATTCTTTCGTTTGAACCTATTATTTCAGATCAATCTCCTGAAGCGGGAGTGCGTGTAGATCGAGTTATGTCTGGTGTAAACCATAAAACCGGTTCTACAGTAAAGGCAACTCATGCCCATAATGCACCTAAAAAGGGTAACTCGGGAGTTGTTATTCCTAACCCTACATACTTCTTAAAGAAGACGGGTAAAGTAAAATGAGTAACTTTTCTAATAACAGTTCTGGAAGCAATCAACAAGCAATATTTAAAAAGCACCATACGCATGAAGTAGTAAAAGATTTAACTGAGTCTAAGTTGGTAGCCCAGGCATACAGCAACACTCATAGATACCAGCATAGGGCTGTAGTTAGTGTTGTAGGTCACGCTACCCTTAGGCCTTATGATCCAATCTATCTTGATGGTTTGCCAAATGGGATGTCTGGTTACTGGACTGTTCTTTCTATCAAACATGTGTTTGGCGGAGCTTTGGCAAACTACATGATGTTGCTGGAAGTGGGCACAGATGTTATAGGGGATACCGATAAGAATGCTAGTAGCAGATCGGATACCAGAGATATTCAAAATGATTTTGCAGGGCAATCTTTGGATGCTTCTGATTCTGGGCTTACCGAGTATGAACTGTCGCCTAATGCATCTACATTAAACCCTACTTACGGGGTTACAAAACCAACGGCTGTAAAAAAGTCTTCTGCTGTTTCTGTACCAACAGTTGCGGGAAGTACTCCATTTAAGAACGGTGCACCAAATACAGGAAATGTAAAACAAACTGTACAATGGTCTGCTAAGTCTAGTGGAAAGGTGCTGAAATAATGTTAGACTCAGAATATGGTTTAGATCCTATTGGACGTCCAGTATACCCGGGCATATATTCTGCAAAGGTTACTGATGTAGCTGATCCTTTAAAGAGAAATAGAATTAAGGTTCAAGTACAACAAATTACCGGCGAGGCTTCTCATAACTGGGCTGAAGCTTGCTTGCCAATTGCAGATAGCTCTTACCATCCAGATCATCAACCACATACTGCCGCACAAATTGCAGCGTTACTAACAACTACTGCGACAACTGCTTCTGACCCTCAAGGTGGATCTGTAACTATTCCAGCTTTGACTGTTGTTGCAAAAAGTGGTGGGGGACAGTTAAACCATCCACATACAACAACTAAGACTATGGTTAATAAAGGAGTAGTGGTAAATGCTCCAACCTCTACAACTGATACAAAAGAAGCAAGTCTATATACTACTGCTAGTGGGTTATCAGCTCCTGGAACAACATCTTCCAGCACCTCAGTAAAAACTCCAGAGCATACTTTTCATAGAACTGTTCCAGCGGTAGGTCAATTAGTTTGGGTAATGTTTATCGCAGGAAATCCTGAACACCCTGTATGGATGGGAGTCCAATCATGACACAACAAGCTATTAGTTTTCCCTATACGATTGGGACTCAAGGCATAGTTCAAAATACATCTACTCCGGCTAAGATCTACCTAGACCGAGTTCTTACTCTACTGTCTACATATGTAGGTCAACGCCCCATGCTTCCTACCTATGGGGTTGATTGGAGTGGGGCTTTATTTGAAAACGATAGTGATGCTCAAAAAGCTATACCGGCAGCTATTACACTAGCTGTAGCAAAATGGCTGCCCGAGGTAAGCGTTACTTCTGTAGAATTTGCCGGGACTAATATTGATGGTACTGAAAACGTAATCCTGTCTTTAAAGCTTCCGGATGATACACTTACATCCTTAACCATTAATACTGGAACCATCACCTATAGCGGAACTGTTGCGGGGTAATCATGCAAATTGACTATACATCTAGAGATTTTGCTGCGTTAAAAGCAGACCTTATTTCTCTTATTAAAGAACGTACTGGAACTACTTGGGACCCTACAGACTATTCAGATCTAGGTCACGTACTAGTTGAATCTTTTGCATATATGGGGGACATTATGTCTCACTACCTAGATCGTATTGCAAATGAAACAACTTTGGATACTGCTATTCAGCGTAGTACTCTGCTGTCTTTAGCATCTATCTATGACTATATTCCTTCTGGCCCAACACCTGCTACTGTAAACGTTACCTTTACCAACATCAGTGATTCAACTCTTGACATTCCTGTTGGAACTCAAGTTATGGCTCCGTTATCTTTTGGTATTTATTCTGAAGTTTACTTTGAAACTTTGACCGCTGCAACTGCAGTTGCTCCAGGCGCAACTATTACTATTGCTTGTCAAGAAGGAAAGACAGTAAACACTGATCGTCCTGACCTAATTGATAGCACCTACAATGTTGCTCTACCATCTAATCTTGGAACATCAGACGGTTCTGCTAGTCAAGCTTTTATTATTGCAGATGTTGGTGTTATCAATGATTCAGTAACTACTTTTATTGGACAAGGTGTTGCTTTTGGTGCTTGGACATATATGGATAACCTTATTGAAGCTGGCCCTCAAGATAAAGTTTTTGGTCTTTCTCCCAATGAAGATGGAACAGTAAACATTACTTTTGGCGATGGTGTAAATGGAGCAATTCCACCAAGCGGTCAACTTATAAGTGCTACCTATAAAACTAGTGTTGGTGCTGCAGGAAATATTAAATCTCTTGCTATTACCGAAGTTACATTCTTTCCAGGAAACGTTGATCCAGCGGTAACTTCTTACTTTACTGTTACTAATAATGCTCCTGCAACCGGTGGTGCTGATGCTGATAGCTTAACTAATATTAAGAAAAAAATTAAAGCTGCTGCTACTACAAGACGCAGAGCTGTAACCCTGTCAGACTTTTCGGGTCTAGCACTTCTTTCTGAAGGTGTTGGAAAAGCTAATGCTGCATCAAGCACCTATACAAATATAAACCTATATGTACAACCAATGGATGATGGGCAGGCAGCTACTGGCTATCCTCAATCTAATATTATTGGTATTGCTACAACTGGTACAGCGGTAACTTTTGCTACTGACTCTGATCATGGATTTGCTGTGGGAAATACCTTAAATATTTCTGGTGTTAACCCATCAGTTTATAATCTTCAAGGAGTAACAATTACAGCAGTACCTACAACATCTAGCTTTACTGTAGCAAGTACCTTAACAAATGCCTATGTAGGAAATGGTTTAGCTATTTCTTTAACCCCTACTTCGTCTTGGTATAACCTTTCATATAGCGTAGATGCATACCTTGCAGACAAAATTTTAGTTGGGTCTGATGTAACTGTTCTTCCCCCAACTTATGTACCTATTTATCTATCAGCCAATATTACAGCTGACTCAGCGTATAGAAATGCAGATATAAAACTAGCTGTTTATCAGGCTATGCTTGGTGTTGGGGGTATTTTTCAATATGAAAACAATACTTTTGGAAGAGTTATTAATATCTCAGAAGTTACTTCAGCTATTCAAAATGTAGAAGGAGTAGTTGCAGTATCATTAACTCAGCTTTCTAAAGACGGAACTACTTCTGTCAACACTATTACTTTAGCAGCTAACGAGATACCATATTTACTTGCATCTAACTTAATCAGCACAGTTACCGGTGGTGTGTAATAAATGGCAAAGTACGGTACTAAACGATACGGTTCTGGTGTACGGTACGGAGTTACCTCTGTAATTAGTGTTTATTACCAATCAAATATTGTTGCCACATCAAAAGATTATGGAACAGTAAAAATTGATTGGGACCCTATTACTCCAGACCCAGCAGATAGAGTTCCAACTCATTGGGCATTAGTAAGAAGCTATAATGGTTCTTTAGATAACCCTTATGATGGAACTATTTTAACTGGTGGTGCTTACTCTACTATTTCTACAACTTATACAGACGTCATTCTTGACAAAGAAGACATCGAAGTTTGTTATTCTATTTGGTTATTTAATGGCGCTACATGGAAATTTTGTGGAAGCTCGTACACAATTTTAGTGGGAAACAAAAATTCTTTAGTTAAAATTAGTAACTGGCTACCTAAAGTTTGGCTAAACCCAATTGAAGGGGTAGGTGAAGGATTATCAACATACAATGATAATACTTTAACAACTATTCTTGGTGTTTTTGCTTTTATGTATGATAGGCTTAGGGTTGAAGGAAATATCCTAGCAAATCAATTTAACTCTGAGTATACTCCTAGCTCTATATTAGATTATAAAGGTACTAGTTTAGGGTTTCAGTATGAGGCTGCTCTAGGAGATACCTACAACAGATCTATATCTGCGGTGGGTGGCATTTCTAATTCTTATAAAGGAACTACTGCCGGTTTAATTACCTATACCAATGGACTAGTTCACTGGAACTCTACACCTCTTGTTGGTCATAATCTTTTGTTAGACTATAACGATTCGTCTTTTGAAGAGTCACTAGGAAACTGGGGTGTTTCTAGCGGAACATTTACCGCTACAACTTATGCTTTAGCTTCAATTTCTGCACCCGCCCCTTTTGTAGATGTAATTTATCCACCACGAGCTATTGGATTAGCTAAGCTAGTTACTGCTGCAACTACCCCAATAACTATGGCTTTACCTAAAAATGGTAACTCTGTTCTTTTGCAGGGTGTACCTATTAAACAAAATACTAGATATATCTTTAGTGGTTGGGCTAGACACGTTACGGCTTCAGCAACTATCTCTGCCGTAATTACTTGGTATGATCAATTTGGCACATCTTTAGGAAGTACATCAGCAGGCTCAGCACTTACTACTACTACATCTTTTGCTGAATTTACTTCGGCATCTGACTCTGGTAGAAATGGAAAACTGTCCCCTTTAAATGCAAAATTTGCCAAAGTAACTCTTACTGTAACACCATCTTCTAGTGCATCTAACACTTTGTATTTTGATATGTTTCAATTTGCTGAAGCAGATAAAAGCTTTTTGTTTGAGGATGCTAGAAAAGTATATCTAACCATTAGTGGTCAAAAGCAAAATTATATTTATAACCCTGAGTTTGAGTATGGTTACGGATCTTGGACTACCATTAACGGTACTATTACCCCTGATAGTACAACTTCTGCAGGCATTGTACACGGAACAAAATCATTAAAGTTAACCTCTACAGCTAATGGTACAACCGCTCTTATTTCTGACTGGGTTGCTTTATCTCCAGGTCAAACTGTTCTTGTTAGCGCATCTATCCTTGGCTCTGCAGCAAGAACAGCAAAGATTAGAGTAGAGTTTTCAAACCAAGCTTCAACAGAACAACAAGTATCTGTTTTGCAGGATGCTGATGGGCAGTACTACCCATTAACTAACTACTATGAGGATAGTGATCCTATTACTCTTTCTACAACATCTTCTCAAACGGCTTATACCTTTGCAGTTACCCCACCATTTACACAAGATGCTGGTAATCCTTTAGCCAAAGTAACGATCTATATCGCAGATAACGTTGCTGGAGATTCTTACTGGGTAGACGGAGTCTTGCTTGAAGAAGCAAGCACAGTTCTTCCATTCTTTTCAGGTGATGGTGGAGCAACTATTACCAACCCATTAGTTCAGCAGTTTCAAGCTAATGAAGATTGTATGTGGGAAATAAAAGAGCTTTATAATTATATGTCTAATAGTGGATTTGATATCAATACTACTGACTGGACAGCAGGTAGTGGAACCCTTACCAGAGTTACTTCAGACGGTACAGGAATTGGACCTAAATATGGAGCTTACTTTGGAAAGCTGACCTATAGCTCTACAGGTTCAGTGACAGGAACTGCATATTTACCATCAGCAGCAATTGGTGGAGAAGACTTAACTATCTCTGCATGGGTTAGAAAAGCTGTTGCTACCTACACTATTGGCACAAGCACCTTTACTATTCCGTCTGCTGAAGCTTCCTCTTGGAATCGAATTCACACTAACATTCAGTTAACAGCAGGTCAAACAACCGTGCCATTTACCATCTCTGTAGCAAACACTTCTGGCTCTACATCAACTATTTGCCATATTGACGGAGTCTCTGTTAACTATGGAAGAGTTGTAATTCCTTACGTAGATCCTTCTGCAGCAGGTACGTTTGCTTTAACAAATCCTTTGAACTCTGCTAAAACTATTTGGGCTTCAAAGACAAACAGCATTGGTGGAGGAAAGAGCAACTACTTCTACAACTATGCTGCAAAGCTAAGTAGACTAAAGAACACTATTAATAAGTACATGCCTATAGCAAGTACTTGGGCAATTACTCCGGGAACTGATTCAGGATTGTACGAGGATCTTCCAGGTGCAAAAATACCTTCATCATCTTTTGAAAGAGATTTGAGTGGGTGGATATCAGTTAATTCTACCTTAGCAAGAAAGGTAGCTGGCGGTACTTTCCTTAATGATATTACAACTCACGGTCAAGGATATTGCACCGTAACAACTGCAGGCTCTAGTAGCAGCAAACCTTTTGGTATTAAGACCGGAAAGGTTTATATTATTGCAGATGCTGGTTATTACTCATCTGTTGCTATCCGTCCTAAGAACGCACACTCTCTAGGAAGCTATGCTCTAAGAGTAGATTACTACGACATCAACGATAACCCAATCGTTGTATACCTAGATAATCTTACTGGGTATAAAACAACTAATTCAAAGGACTCTGCAGGAAATAACAACTCTGTTGTAACAGATGCGGCTAGAACTAAGACGGTTAACATTACCCATACTGAGCGTTGGGCTTACCTTGGAAACTCATTCCCAGTAAGCACTATTACAGGTGCAGCTTATGCAATCTTAAACGTTACCTTTAGTCCAACTACCTATTACGCTGATCAAGCCTTCGATATTGACAGAGTAGTCTTTAGGGAATAGAATAGAACTATGGGCATAGTAATGATTGCGGGATTAGCTACAGCATGTATTTTAACAGCTGTGGAAAGTTTAATCAAACCGTTAGGTAAATGGCGAGGACTGTTGGCTTTGGTCCTCAGCTTACTTGCGTGCCTCAATTTAAATACAAGATTATTATATCTTGGAGTCTACACATTAGCAACTACGTTTGTAGGCCTCACTCTATCGCTTGCTACTGAGCAAGTTCTAACGGGAATATCCCCACGCCAAGTTCGTGGTTTGCCAAACAGGGTGGATAGACTGTAAGATAGATATAGAGGGAGGGTTATATGTTACGACCAATTGTTAACCCAAAGTTATCTTTACGAGCTCGATCACTTTTCTATTACTTTGCAGAAAAGGGTCGGGTTATTTCTGCTGACGAATTACGCAAGAGCCAGGATTTTCCTGAAGGTAGGGATGCTCTTCAGTCAGCCATCAATGAACTCAAGGATCTTAACTACATTAAGTCTGTCCGTATCCGCAATAACAACCAGTGGACTGCACGTTTAAAGTTCACAGAAGCGGCAGAAAAGCTCATTTCTCGGGACAACGGCTTTTCAGGGCACCTATACATAGACAACTATACAGCTATTAATACTAGTGATATATCTACTAGAGCTAATATAGATAAAGATACTAACGTATCTTTATCTATAGGGGCTGCGCCCCTTAAGGAGGAGAAAGTGGTTTGGAAGGAAGAAGAAGACGAAGCGGTTGGCGCAGTAGGAAAGATTGAAGATCGCCAGGCTAAGCTAAACGCAAAGTACAAGAAGCCAGTAAAGGCTCAGCGTACCAGCCGTGATCGAATCAATACTCCGGAAGAACTCTGGTCAACCACAGATCTCATCGCAGAGTTCTATGACCTAGTTGAGAAGGCTGCTCCAAACACCTCTAGCCAAGTTAATAATAAATACCTTGCCACTTGGATTAACAAGCAGGTTGGCGAAGGAACTCAACGTTACGAGATTCTAAAAGCTATGCGTATGTTTTTTGAGGATCCTCGTAACCTAAATGACCTTGGAGTTGGTAAGCCACTATGGCAACGCTTCTTTAGTTATTACCCAACGATCCAAGGAATTGTTAAGAGGCCAGAGCAACCGGTTTACTCAACAGATAAATTCAAAGCGCATCAAGAAAAGATGATGCGACTACTAGAGGGAGAATAATGTACGACTTGTCTAAAGAAGCTCCAAGCATTCGGAAGCAAATCGTGCAGGCTGGTCTCCCAATGAAAACCATTGGCAAGGACTTCTCGGATTTGGATCCAAGCCCGGCTCTTGATGCGGTCAAGAAATGGGTGGCTAGAGTTGTCAATGGTGAGATTATCCAAAAGGCTGGAAACCCTTCTTGCGGGCTCGGAATTATGCTGGTGGGTAATCCTGGTCACGGAAAGACTACAATGGCTTCTACGGCCCTCCAGAGCCTTATTAGGGGTATCTCAGGGGACGTCTTAGGAACTCCAGGAAGCCTTCCAAACCGCATAGGCGGTTTTATGGACTATCCAAAGCTTTTGAGACTTCAGAAGTCGCAGTTCTCAGAGGAGGATGAGGCAACCCAAATCCTACTTGACGGCATATATGGTGACTCGGATAGAATGAATAATGTAAGAGTTTTTGTTCTAGACGATATCGGAAAGGAATACAGAACCGCATCAGGTTGGGCAGAGAATACTTTTGATGCGTTACTGCGTTCAAGATTTAATGCAGGGCTTCCAACGATTGTAACTACAAACGTTCCTCTTGAGAATTGGGGAAGTGTTTACGGTTCACCTATGGGAAGCTTTGCTATGGAAGCGTTCATACCAATCGAAGTTGAAGCACCACAGGGGGACAGACGAGGATGAAGGAAACTATTATGAGTTCATGGCAAGTAACACAGTTGTTTTTATCTGACTCTGGTCCACACGAAGTTTGGATCAACGTTGATAATAAAAAGCTTCGCTGTAATTGCGAGGGGTTTAATACCCGCAGCATGTGCAAGCACACACGTTTTGTTTCAGAGAAAATGAAGAATAACTCTGGAGTCTATCCGGTAGAGATCTCAAACAAAGCTCCTGAACAGGATGCTGCACTTGCAAGCTTAGATCCAATTATGTTTAGAGATTTCTTACTGAAGTACGGCAAGATCGAAGTACTTTAAGAATGCGTGGGGGCGATATATCAAATGAAACTCCTATGCGGGTTGTGGTTACTTTGGACTGCATCCTTGATCGCAGGCCCACCTTTAAAAAGGTACTTGGTGTGGCGGTCAGTGGTGAAGAAGTTACGTACAATAGACAGTCGCTATCTTTATTCTGGCGATTTGCAGAAACCTACTCTTACAAGTTAGAATTAGTAGGGTACGGATTTTCTCAAAAAGAGATGGATGAAGTTCTAGAGGATCTAGATAACCTTGGAACTAATCCGTTTAACTATGCAAAAGCTTATAGAGTCCCTGCAGATCTTGTAGCGGAGTTACCTTATAGGCCAGAGCTAAAACATGTGATTGATATACCCGAACGTGGGCTACGTTATGGGCGTTGGTATTTAGATATGGGGGCAGCCGGTGGCAGCAGATAATGAGGAGAGGTTAATCTCTAGAGTTGTAAGAACCCGAGAAATTATTCCTGCCTTAGAAAAGGGCGTAGATGATAGTTGGTTCTTTGTAGATGAGAACCGTTCTGTCTGGAAATTCTTACGTACCCATTGGACTAAGTACCAAGAGATTCCTAGTGCCGTAACTGTTAAGGATAACTTCCCCACTTATCGTTTGCTTGCTGTAGAGGATTCGCTTGACTATCTTGTAGATCAGCTGGTTGAATATCGCAGGCGTCAGAAAGCAATTGAGGTAGTTCAGAACGCTGCCGAGATGATTGCTTCCGGCAATCACGATGGTGCTATTGCAGAGATGAGCTCTGGTGTAGCAACTATCTATGATGAGGGTGCTACACAATCTAGCGATGTGGATCTTACTAAGGATCCTGAAAAGCGTTTTGAAGAATACTTAGAAATTAAGAACCGGGATGGTGGGCTTCTTGGTTACCGTACAGGGTTTAGAACTATTGATGAAGCTACCGCTGGACTTCAAAATGGCCAGTTAATTACTATCATCGCTCCTCCTAAGACAGGTAAGTCTGTACTAGCTATGCAGATTGCTGTTAACGTCCATGAGGATGGCCATGTTCCAATGTTCCAATCTTTTGAGATGAGTAACATTGAGCAACAACATCGTCACGATGCTATGCGTGCAAAGATTGCCCACTCTCGTTTGGTTAGAGGAAACCTAAACATTGATGAAGAGCGCAGATATAAAGCTGCTCTAGAACGCATGGACAGTATGCAAAAGTTTTATCTTACAGATAGCACCTCGGCTATGACAGTTACCGGATTGGCGGCAAAGATTGAAAAGATTAAGCCTGACATTGTTTTTGTTGATGGTGTCTATCTTATGGTTGATGAAGCTAGTGGTGAATCAAATACTCCACAAGCTTTGACAAGCATCACTCGTAACCTAAAGCGCTTAGCACAGAAAGCTAATATTCCAATTGTTGTGTCAACACAGGTTCTTCTTTGGAAGATGAAGAAGCGCCAAGTATCTGCTGATGCAATTGGTTACTCATCCTCATTCTTCCAGGACTCAGATGTGATTCTTGGTTTGCAGCGTCAGGATGAAGAAGATGATTCATCTCGTGAACTTCGTATTGTAGCTAGCCGTAACTCTGGCCCAGCAACTAGCGATCTTCTATGGGACTGGGAAGAAGGGAAGTTTGAAGAGTATGGATCCTTTGGTACTCCAATCCAATCCTTTTAACGGTACCCAGCTATGTGCTGGAGAAGATCCCAATATCTTTTTTCCGGAAAAGTACACAAACCATAAGGCTGTGCAAATAGCTAAAGAAATTTGTAGCGACTGTTGGATCAAGAATGAATGTTTTAAATACGCAATACAGATCCCAAACCTAGAGGGAATCTGGGCAGGAACAACTCCACAGGATAGGAAACGATTATTAAAGACATCAATGACGTAAAGCCAGATTACACACAGGCTATGGACGTACGTGGAGAACCTACCATGGTTTGCCCTTGCGGTTGCTATGTATGGAACTTAAAGGTAAGTTGGGACGAAGAAGGCGTAGTAGCTGCTTACTTTGAAACTATGGAATGCATTGAGTGCGGAACACTTGCTACTGCTCCAATGCCAGGGGTAAATATGATGCTAGAGGAGTACTAATGAGCAGAAAGCGTAAAGGCTATTGTAGTCGTTGCATGAACTGGTCAAGAGATGTTGACCAGTATGGTGTTGGTTACTGCTGTGGTGGAGATACGTTTGCTATCAACAGGCAGTACAACTTTCCAGTAGTTGTTACTAAGGGTTTAAGTAGGCAAGAAAAAACACAGGCACGTATTGATCATCTTTGGAAAAAGTGGGAAGAGGCGTAAATGTATCGTGAGGGCGATGTAGAGTCTGTACTTCTTAGACTAGGTATTGAAGTAGATCAACGCAACGATGAGTTGCTTGGTCTATGTCCTATGCACTTAGAGCGTACCGGTCGTGCAGACTCTCGTCCTTCATGGTCAATGAATACAGAGACCGGTGTCCACCATTGCTTCTCCTGTGGATACCGTGGAACTCTGTTAACTCTGGTTGCTGAGATCAATGAGTTTGAGACTCAGTGGGGTCGTCTTGATTTTGATGCTGCCAAAGATTGGCTACGTCAAAATATTGAAGTCAACTTTGAGTTGATTGCTAAGCAACTAGAGGATGCCAAGAATACTTACATCCCAGTGCAACCTTTGCTTGAGATGAGTGAGGCTCGTCTTGCGGTATTTGTAGAGCCACCTGAGTGGGCATTAGAAGCTAGGGGTTTAACTGCTGAAGCCTGTGCTAAACACTCTGTTAAGTGGGATGCCAATCAGCAGGGTTGGATTACTCCTATCCGCAATCCAGAAAACAATAAGCTTATGGGTTGGCAGGAAAAGGGTCAAGTAAATCGTTACTTTAGAAACCGCCCTACCGGAGTGCAGAAGTCTAAAACTTTATTTGGTTTAGATGTTTGGAGCAGTGGCACTATGATCATAGTTGAGTCCCCACTAGACGTAGTAAAACTATCGTCATTGGGAATTGAAGGCGGTGTCTCAACCTTTGGTGCTTCTATTAGCCAGGATCAAGTAGATCTTATGCGTCGTGCTGATAAATTAATTATTGCTTTTGATAATCCAAAGATTGACCCAGCTGGTGAAAAAGCGTCTAGGGATATGCTTGCTCGTACAAAGAAAGAAGGCCTAGAGTGTTTCTTCTTTAACTACGAAGGTGCTTGGGATTACAAGGACATTGGCGATATGCCCGAAGAACAGGTTATAATGGGTATAGAGAATGCAAAGCATTCAGTGTTTGGTGAGAGGGCATTTATATGATTAAAGCATTTAAACAGTGGCGTTGTAAAAAAACCGGGCATACCTATAGCGATGGTATTAGCTGCCCATTTACTGGAAACACATACCATTACTGCAGCAAGTGCGGTGTAAGAAAGACGGTGGTTGGATAGTGAGTTTTACTGGAACACTTCTTCCCTATCAGGTAGAAGCTGTAGAGGCCATGACAGACCGCAAGAAGATGCTTGTGGCTTATGACCTTGGCCTGGGTAAAACTGTGTTAACTATTGCTGCAATTGAGGAATTAAAAGATGCAGGATCTATCACAGAGCCTGGTATAGTTATCTGTTTGTCCTCACTCAAGTATCAGTGGGCAGATCAGATTAGGAAATTTACAGATGGTGCTGCAAACCCTTTGGTCATTGATGGATCCAAAGCGCAACGAGAAAAGCAATATGTCGACGCCCTCGACTGGGGTCATTCACTCGTTGACTACGTTATTCTCAATTACGAGCAAGTTGTTAACGACTGGGACTTTGTATCAAAGCTTGCCAGAGGATTCATCGTCTGTGACGAAGCAACAGCTATCAAAAGCTTTAGATCAAAACGATCAAAGCACGTCAAAAAATTAACTAGCCCAATACGTTTTGCCCTTACCGGTACCCCTATTGAAAACGGTAAGCCGGAAGAGCTTTATAGCATTATGCAGTTTGTGGATTCTAAAGTACTTGGACGCTTTGATCTATTTGACCAGACCTTTATTGTGCGTAATCGCTTTGGTGGCGTAGAACGCTATCGTAATCTTACTACCCTTGCTAAAACCATGTCAGGCGCTTCTGTACGTAAACGTCAACAAGACCCCGATGTAGCACCATATCTTCCAGACACTATTTTTGCTGAACCTATTCTAGTAGAGTTTGACAGCGCAGGTGCTAAACTTTATAACCAAATTGCTAGGGAACTTCTTAATGATTTAGATGAGGCTGTAGAATCGTTTGGTTCCGGTTTTGATTTGTTTTCTCATTACACTGGAGAAACAACTAATGATGTTATGGATGCTTTAAAGGGTAAGGTTATGTCTAAGCTTACTTCGTTACGTATGCTTTCTGATCACCCAGAGTTGTTAAAACATTCTGCTACTACTTCAGGTTATGTAGGTGAGCTTGAAGAACGTGGAATGCTAGATAAGCTTAATAAACATCCTAAGATTTCTGCACTTAAACAATACGTAGACGATTTCTTAGAGCAAGATGAAAGAAATAAAGTAGTTATCTTTACCAGCTATGTACATATGGTTTGGTTAATTCAAGAACATTTAGGGTATGCATCAGCAAAATATACGGGGGAGATGGATGCTAAACAAAAAGAAGAATCTAAAGTCTGGTTCCAAACCGATCCGGAATGTCGTATTTTGGTCAGCTCTGACGCTGGGGGTTATGGTGTTGATTTACCGCAAGCTAATCTTCTCATTAACTACGACCTTCCATGGAATGCCGGACTCGCACTTCAACGTAATGGACGAATCAGAAGAGCATCTAGCACCTGGCCCTCAATTGTAATTCAAGATTTCTTAATGGGCGGTTCCATTGAAGAACGTCAGCACGCTATGCTAGTTCAGAAAATGTCTATAGCTAATGCAATTATTGATGGTGAAGGTATCAATACAGAGGGCGGGGTAAACCTTACTGCGGGAACACTTAGGGCTTTCCTATCTGAGGTTTCGGTATAAGATTATGACTATGCCTAACGCACCTAAGACCCCGACTCGCACTATCCGTGTGTCTAACGACCTCTGGATGGCTGTGAAGGAGAAGGCTGCCATAGAAGAGCGTACCGTTACAGACGTGATTATTGAAGCTCTCAAGGCCTATATTGGCGATTTGCATTCCTAAGGATTTGCCTATAGAATATTAACAGGAGGAAAAATGCCAACTGTTATTGAACGTCCAGATCCACAAGACCCAGGTTTTATGCC